AACGCAAGCGGTCCAAGGGCTACCGACATAGTAGTCCCCATTGCCGCTGTAACTACAGTCGCTACCTTTGTAACAGCGGTGTACGCAGTAAGTGCAAGAGTGACACCACCAATCCCAACAGCCGCACCAGTAAGCAGTGCGGAAATTGCTGGATGTTTCGTGATAAGTTCTGTAAATCCATCTGTAATATCTGCTATACCATTCTTAAACTGTGCCACCGTAGGGTTTATGTCGTCTCCAATGGCGATTGCGAGGTTATTGAAGCTATTCTGCATACGTTCTGTCGCATACTGCGTAGTATTCGTCATAGCAGAATAAGCTCTCTCCGTTGTTCCTGCTGAATTTCTCAGCTTATCCAGATTGTTATTGAATGTATCAAGTCCCTGATTGATAACAGCGTTGGCAGCCTTTCCGGCTTCTGCACTGCCCCACAGGTTCATCAATGCTTCACTGTCCTGATCCACGCTGTTATAGAGAATTTCCAGAACGTCTGCCAATGAATATCCTGACTTCATCAACTGTCCGAAGGACTGTCCTGTTTCCTCCATGATTACTCCGGCAACCTCCGAGCCGGAATCACCCAGCTCATTGAACATACTGGAGATATAGGTCGTGGATTCTTCAACGCTTACACCCGCCTTGGTCAGACTGATGTATCCTGATTCCAGATTGTAAAGATCAATCGAATAAGCGGATGCCGTACTGATAGCTTTACCCATGCTGCTTGACAACTGGTCGATTGTCATAACACCCAAGTTCTGGGATGTAATCAAGCTATCCGAGATATTCGTTACCTCGGAAGCTTCCAGCTGATACGCATTGAGGGCTGTCGTTAATACAGACAGGGCAGATGCAGACGATGTAAAGCCCGCTGTGGCAAGCTTTGACGCTTCTCCTACAGTTTCTACCGCTCCCTCCGTGGCGACACCGGCTGATATTGCATTGTAAGTGGCATCCGCAAGCTCGTTTACGTTCTTTGCAGTGTCCTTTGATAATCCAGATATCTGTGTAGAAAGCTGATCTGCGGACAGCACGGTGGTGTCGGCTACCGTAGATACCATGGCAACATTCGTCTCGAACTCTGTAGCTTTATCAGAGGCATCTGAAAATGCATCCGCTATTTTATTCAGTACCGCCACAATTCCGACTGTAGCAAGAATATCATCCAGTCCTACCACCGCATTTTTTGACTTGTCCCCGAAATCCTCTGATTTCTTACTCGTTTTATCCATTTCCTCTCCGAGCTGTTCTGTCTTATTCTGCGCTTCCTCCGCCGCATCCGCTTCTGCTTTCAGTGCATCCTCTGTCTTAAAGCCCATATTTACAAGTTCTTCTGTTGAATAAACCGCTTCCAGACAGCCCTTATCATAATTGCCAACTGCATCCGTCCAGTAATCGGTTGCCTGCGCCGCCTTTTCCATTGCTTCTGTGGCTTTCTGTGTTTCTTCTGTGGTATTTGCAAATGCCTTATCCGCTGTATCCGATAATTTGTCGAAAGCGTCAAGTGTTTTATTACCGGCACTGGACATAGCATCCAACTTATCGCTTATTTCATCGATGGCTTTAAATATTACCGATAATCCAGCCACTACCTATCGCCTCCCTTCCGACCGGACAGCAAATATACTCCTCGTCTGCAAGGGTTTTCAGTTTCTACAAGCTCGGAAGCTATAAAGAAACCTCTTTTTCGCTTGGACATTCTCTCAAATTCCTCTGGTCTGAGACCATGCCTCTGCCAGAGGACGTGTGCCCAATACTCCAAAGTACCCTTGCTTTCAATCAGTTTTTTGCGTCTTCGGTCTCCTTAGCCTCATCGTCCTCCTCCGTCAGACCAAGAACTTTTAACACCTGCTTGCTTACGTGTCCGTATTCCTTGTTGGTAGGGAATACTTTTAGCGGCATTTCGGTAATGTCCACGCATCCGAAGTATTCCATGAGCTTCTTGTCCTTCAGATCAGGATAAACGAGAGCCTCTACCATGAGGTGGCGAGCCGCCTTACTTCTGTCTCTCTCGACCTTATATACAACATTGCCATTCTGAACAATGAAATTACCCTTCTTATCCTTGAGAGGTGTCTTGGATTCGTACATCTCATTGATTTTCGCAATAGTGTCGTTGTGCAACTGCTTAATTTCCAGCTGAATCACATTGTCATTCTCGTCCTTGATGGACTCAGGACCTGGAACCGTAACAATCTGCTCCACCTTTGCTTCCTCACGCATGAAGTATCTCAAATCTTTATTAGCCATAATGACCTCCTATTTTCTATTCTCAGGCCTCTATTTTGACCTGTAGCACATTTTAAGTTCCATAGACAGTAGTTAATCTGTCTGCATGATTTTGAACGTAAAAAAGGCACACACAAAACCGAAGTTCTGCGTATGCCTCTGCTGTTCATGACTGTCCTGCTTAGGACATATTCTTGGCACCAAAGCTGATGCTGTCCTTTACTACATCTCCATCTGTGTCAAGCGAAATGAGATTGATATCTCCTGTCAGTACAGCTCCAGTCACTGTTACAGACTCGCTTCCGCTTACCTCGTAGAAATCAGAATCCTTATCGGTTCTGATGCCCTGGATTGTAAGCTCCGGAGTGATTCCAGAGTTCTCATACTGCTTAACGATATTATTCCATCTTGCAGTAGTGCGGTACTCGTCAATGCTTCCGGTAATATCTCTGCCAAGCCAGCGTCTGTTTGTTCCCTTATCGCCCAGCATCTTGCCAGACCATACCGTAGGAGTGTAAACAATCGTAAGCTTTACTGCGTCCATTACCTCTACTCCATCAATATAGATGTGACCTTCTTTAAGGCTGAGTGGTTTTCTGTTCTCGCCCATATTCTTTCATCCTCCTTATCTTGTTGATACAGAGAAGTACAGTTTCTCTGCTGAATCTACTGCCTGCAGTCCGACATTGAAGAACGTCTCGTCTCCGATACTCTTGCTCTGATCAACGTAGAAGTCGTTTTCTGCATCCACGTTCGTGATTGCTCCCTGCTTCGCATAACTCTGGAGAAGTGCTCTTCCAAGGCCTTCCATGACAAGCCATCCATCCGGGTCATTGTCAAACTTATTCGGAGGGAATGTCAGCTTCAGATCATCTGCAAAGCTGTCATACACGCGGATTACTCTGTTCTTGGAATAATCTGATGTTCTCTCCGTTGTGAACTTATGGAGGCTGTTGATATCATACTCTACGATTACTTCATCCTCCTCGGATATAGAGAAGAAAAACTCTCCGTTGGAGATAGCTTCGATTGCTTCCTCGTTGGTCTTTAAGCCGACAACATCCGTAGCACCCTCAACCGCAACATAGGTATTGGATGTGGTCTTGTCTGCTCCTGCTGTCGCACCTGCCACCCACGCACAAGCCTGTGCATTGGTAAGCTCCTGACCGTCTACTGCATAGGAGTTTGTCACATTGATAATTCCTTCGTAGTCAGATTCGGCATCTGGAAGTACTGCCTGCACAGTCTTTCCACACTGTTCACGAAGATATTTAATCTTTGTGATTACCGCAGTCTTCTGTGAGGACTCGTCTTTAGGGAATGCCATTGTATTCCACTTGATCTTCTCGGAAGCATCCAAAAATGCTGTGATATCGGTGTTCTGCACAGCTCCGTCCGTTCCGCTTTCAAGATTTGTGGATGCAAATGCAGTAAGGTTTGCGGATGTGGATGTTGCTGAAAACACAACATACTTACCAGAGTTTACCGCAATCAGATCAGCGATTGTGGTAAGCCCTGTGTACTCCTCCACCTTGTCTGCACCAAGATATACCCTCACTGCGAAAGTAGAAGCTCCTGCCTCTGCCACGCATGCAACAGCAATATCATTTCCTCTGGTACCGCCATATGCGGCCGTAATGGTCATTCCTCCTGCTGTCTTCGTTGCCTTGTCTCCATTGTTGATAATGTAAACAATAACGGTAACAGCATTCTTGAATGCCTCTCTGATTAGCAGCATAAAGTCGTTTGTGTCATAGATACTGTGTCCAAGCTTTGCCACCTCCGCATCCGGAGACGCAGAGGTCAATTTCAGAATCCCCTTGTCAGGTCCCCATCCAAG